CCTTGGCTTAGGAACACTGCGCACCTTTGAGCGCACTAAAGGAGTAAGCAAGTGAAAGACAACTTTGAGCAATCCCTAAAGATGATCCTCCACCACGAAGGTGGCTATGTGAACCACCCCAGTGACCCCGGTGGACGCACGAACCTTGGTGTCACCCAAGCTGTCTATGAGAGCTGGGTCGATCGGCCTGTCACTGAGGATGAGATGCGGTCGTTGACGGTGGAAGATGTAACTCCCATCTACAAGCGTAACTATTGGGATCGAGCCCGGTGTGATGACCTCCAGTCTGGCGTTGATTTCGCAGTCTTTGACCTCTGTGTGAACGGAGGGGTGGGCCGTGGAGCTAAGATGCTTCAGAAGGTTGTGGGTGTCACACAAGATGGCGGCATTGGCCCTCAGACATTAGGCGCTGTAGGGCGCATGGACCCCATCGACATCATCGAACAGTACGCAGCAGAGCGAGAGGCCTTCTACAGACGCCTCAAGACCTTTGATACCTTTGGTCGGGGGTGGCTGCGGCGTAACGAAGAGACACGCATGGCAGCTATCAAGATGGCAGAAGCCTAAAGCAAAAAACACAGATCGACAGAATACTGGCAGGCCAACTCCTGTCAGCTTGAAGAAAGGAAGGTGATCCCATGGTTAATGGAATAGCACTCCCACTAAGCGATCTAATAATAGTTGGATTGTTGTTCGCCATAATGCTCCGTATGAAGTAACGGCGAACTAACTTAGCACTGGTCAGGACCAAACTTTAGTCCCGATCAGTGTTTTTTGGCTATAGGCTATTGACATAAGATCGAATCGACCCCATTTGGCAAGAGTTACTCCGGTAACAACGACACGGTGGAGTAGGGTCTGCTAGACGGAGCCGCCCCCGTGTCACCTCAATCACAATAGTTTATCCCAGTCGATGTGGTTATCCATGTCATCAATGGTTGGCACACTGTAGTCCCAAGACTTAATGACTGGGTGGTCACACCAGCGCCTTTGTACCCTCTGCAACCACACCCAGTGAATGCCGTACTTGATGGGATACCAAGCGAACCAAGTGTGCCATCTGTTCTTGTCTACCTTAATCCTTGGGTAAATCATTACTGTCTCCAATCTTTGCTAGGTGGGCACCCTCTGGTGCATCTATGGAAGCCACCAAGTCTACCAGCTGGTAGTGGGAGATGATTAGCAGCTGATACTCACCGAACTCTTCGGCGAACTGGCGTATATACACAGTCCCGTCTTCCTCCAGAAACATCTCTACATCTTCATGCGTACCGCTCTGGTCAACTGTTACTATCTTGGTGTGGTCTTGCTCGAACTCTACAGTGAACATTCTGTTCTCCTGTTATCAGTTAGTAAAAGAGGCCCCGAAGGGCCCCTCTGATTTACTCGCAGGTACGAAGGCCTGTGGCTGGATCGAAGTAGCAAGCGCCACCCTCTTTCTCATCCACAAAGGCATCTGGTTCTGCCACAGTCTCAATAGCTGCATCTTCGCTGGTAGAGGCATTGAGAATACCAAAGCGCTTACCGCTGGCTCTAAACGTGGTGCATCCAGAGGAGCCCCCGTCATAGGCTTGCATGTAGACATCCTTGAATTGTTCCCAAGTGACATCATCCCCGACATTACAGGTCTTACTGCAAGCACTATCGACATACTTAGAGGCAAGGTTGAGCACACGCACATGGTCAAACACCGATAGCGCATCTGCTGTCATACCTTTGACGCCAAACTCACGGACACCGTAGTCTTCTACACGCTCTACCCGTGGACCATCGAAGGTCTGGATGGTGCGGTCGTAGTAGTGACTGAAGACTGGCTCGATGCCAGAGGACACGTTGTCTGCTGAGAGACTGATTGTGCCTGTTGGTGCTACACTAAGTAGGTGCGAGTTGCGGATGCCATACTCACCAATGTCATTGCGTATGTCACCCGGTAACGTCTCAGCAAAGCCACTGTCTAGGTACTTATGGCTATACAGTGGGAACGGACCCTTCTCTTTGGCCAACTCAATGGACGCACGGTAGCACCCGTCACGGATAGTACGCATGATCTCTTCCAGTGTGTCCATGAAGTTAGGTGATCCATACGGAAAGCCTAGCGCCTCAATGGCATTAGCAACACCAGTAACACCCAGCCCCATGCGGCGCTTGTCCTTGGCTTCCTTTTCCTGTGCTGGCAGCGGGTAGACTGCACGGTCCACCACGTTATCCATGGCACGGACTACATGCGGGATGTCAGCCTTTAGCTTCTCATAGTCGAAGGTTGCTGTGTCGCCACTTTGGATGCCATTGTTCTTGACGTACTTGACTAAGTTGAATGAACCAAGGAGACATGCGCCATTGGGTGGCAAGGGCTGTTCGCCACAAGGGTTGGTGGCTGCAATGGTCTCACAATAGTGCAGGTTGTTCTTCTGGTTGATACGGTCGATGAAGAGGATGCCCGGTTCAGCCCAGTCCCATGTTGAGCGCAAGATGTCATCCCACAGCGCTGTAGCACTCACAGTGCGGTAGACCTGACCATCGAACACTAAGTCGAAGTCGGCATCATCCTTGACTGCCTGCATGAACTCATCGGTGACACCAACGCTCATGTTGAACTGTGTCAGCTCTGTGCTGTTGTTCTTGGCACGAATGAATGTTTCGATGTCGGGGTGGTCTACACGCAGCACGGCCATCTGTGCGCCTCTACGGTGGCCTGCTGAGGCGATAGTCTTACACACAGCATCAAAGATGCCCATGAAACTCATAGGGCCAGAGCTTTTACTGTCGAGGGAGCGGATGAGGGAGCCATGGGGACGCAGGGTGCTGAAGTCATACCCAATGCCGCCGCCTAGCTGCATGGTCTTTGCTGCGTTTGCTGCTGCCTCCATGATACCCGTCATACTGTCTTCGATGGTGAGGCTCACAAAGCAGTTGTATGGTGTCACTCGCCGGGGAGCACCCATAGCACTCTGGACACGGCCAGCTGGTAGGAATGCCATGTTGTAGAGGATTTTGCGGAAGGCCTCGAAGTGCTCCTCTCCGTCCTTGAGTGCATCAGCTACACGGGTCATGGCCTCCTTGAAGGTCTCGCCCACAGAGCGGTACTTCATCTTGTGTATCTCCTCTGAGATACCAATGGTTGGCCCATAGATTGCTGTGCTGTTCATCATGTTCATAGTTCGTTTCCCTCAAGTTGATTTATACGCATCTCGCAGTAGCGGATGGCTTTCTTTAGATCGGTGATCTCTGATTGTTCTGCTGTCTGATTAGGGTAGGCTTTGGACCCGGCTCTGACTGCATATTTGACTATGTTGCCTGTGTGGAAAGGCAGCTTGTTAGTCATGATAAAGGTGATTGGTTCAATAGCGTACTGTGTGTAATGCTTAGGCTTCACAACGATGTCATCAGTTTCCATCAGCTAACATCCTCCCGATCATTTCACGGTCAGACACAATGTATATCTTAGAGCCAGCAGCTCCTCCGTTGTGCTCTGATACTTCAGTGATTGCACCCGCAGCGACTAGCTTCCTTGCCATGTGGTAGACACAGTGAGATCCATTGTTCTCAAGCAGAGTTTTAAGGTCAAACTCACGGCCATATGTGTAGTCGTAGAACCACCGCAGCATAGCGCGTCTGGCGCTCTTCTTCAGCGGCTTCTTGACTGTAGCCCAATCGCCAGTCCTCTTGTCTGCAAGCGAAAGGTACGAGCGGTCTATTTGGCTTTCATGACGAAGCATGGCTTGCCCCAGCATGAATTCTTGTTCATCGTTTAGTTTGCATCTGAATGCGACACTCATGTTCATCTTGTTGGCTCCCATAGTTTTACTGCCCCTGCTTCATCATCCCAGTCCGTGTGGCGTAGGATTCGAGCAAGACGCGCTTGGGTCAGCGCGTAGTCAGCATCTAGTTTCTGCTTTTGGTAGGCGGCGACCACAGCATTCCATGTCGGGTGTGTGCCCAGCGCCTTTGCTGCTGTCTTTGGACCCATCGTAGGACACCCGGCATAGCCATCAGTTGGGTCTCCCGTTAGGGTCTGTGTGAGGAAGTAACTGTCAGCCTCAGCTTGACTGATAGTCATCCTCTCGTTGCTCTGAGGCCTGTAGAGTTTGCACGGGATACTCTTCATGTCCTTATCGTCAGACACGATGATGGCCTTAGTGCCGGGGATTGACCCCATGATGCCCATGACATCATCTGCCTCAAGCTCATCGACTAACACATAGTCCCAAGTCTCTTTGACCCACTCAACCATAGCTGAGTAGCCCACAGGCTTTCGTGTCTTCTTACGGGCTGCTTTGTAGGTGGGCTCTACTCCCCGGCGAAAGTTCTTGGAGCCTGAGAGTGTGATGACTACATCATCTGCATTGAGTGCCTGCTTGAAGCCATCGACCATGCTGTTGAACACCCGCTTGGCTGCTGACAGGTCAGTTGATAGTGACCAGATGTCTTCACCCCAGTCTGTTTCCTCCTCTACGCTTGTGGCAGCTCTGAAGAGGTAGAGGTCGCCATCAATGAGCAGGGTGGGTTGGCTGTAAGATTTCTTTAAGGACATCATCGATGTCTCCTTTGACTTCCATGCCGACCTCTGTGATGCACCATCTTCGCCCCCAGCTGTCGGTATCTACTTTTGTTGTGATGAAGCCCTCAGAGGCCGCTATGG